GCGCCCGATGCGTGCGAGGTCGGCGATGGTCTCGATCAGCTTGCGTTCGTTGCGGTCCTTGTCCGCAGCAAGCATCTCGTCCATGCGCTCGAGCATGCGCGTGTAGGGGTCGGGTCCGTGTTGCATCAGGCGGTGCGTCCAGTGCGTAGGCCGGTAACTGATGCGATGCGCCTGAGCGCTTCGGTGGCTTCACTCGTTGACCACAGCGGCGGAGTGATGGTGATGCGCTCTGCGCCCTGGGCTACTTCGACGAAGTAGTTGCCGAGGCGGTCCTGGATGATGTTGAGGTGCGGTTCTTGCACGTCGTCCCCTTGAGAGGTCGCAGGGCATCGAGTCGCCGAGGAGGGTCAGACTCGATGCCCTGCAGCTGTGGTTGGCAGGTGTGAATGTGGGGTCGGCGCGGCTCTTCCAGACGCGCCGACCCATACGGCGCACGGCAGCACGAACTGCCTAGTGTGCCCGATCTAGATGAGGTCGTCGGTGACGGCGTTGGCGACGGCTGGCTTGTATTGCGCCGACCACGTCTTTGCCGGACTCATGCCCTTGGTCTTGCTTGGCTCTTCGCCGGTCCACTTGATCGCAAGCGTGCCGCCGGTGAGCGTGTCGCCAGCGCTGACTCCTGCGACGCGCAAAGCCTCTTTGACAGCGCTGAGCTGGAAGCCCTTAGCGAAGAATCGAGTCTCGTCGCCGGTGTCGGGATCGGTGCCGCTGAAGACGAACTGCCACACGGGGTCGCCGTTGGGCCAGGTCTTGAGTTCGCCGGTGACGAAGTCGGTCACCTGTCGTTTCTCAACGTCGGTGATGACGATACGGCGCACGTCGCCGATGGCGTCCCACTTTGCTGAGGCTCCACCGGAGCGGGTGAGTTCACTGATGATGTCTGTCATGGTGCTGTCCTGCTTTCTGTGTTTGTTAAGCAGCGATCGCTGCTTGGATGTCGCCCGTAATGCGCACGCCGTCGCTCTCCCACATGGGGATAAGCGAGCCGGCGTTCAGCGCCCGTGCGAGGTGTCCGAGACGCATGGCCTCAGAGATGGTGAGCGTGCCGATGGCATCGCCAAGGTCGTGTCCTGGCTGCAACTCTTCGCCGATGGCGATCGAGATCAGCGCTTGAGCAAGGTCGTCGTCGGCGTGATCGGCGAAGGCGATCAGTGAGCTGGCGATGTTGAAGCGGCGCTCGGTCTTCTTGCCGCCGGGACCGGTCATGTTGACGGGCCGGTTCGCATCCTTCGCCGCTTGCATCATTGCGCCGAGCCAGGTGCGACCTTCGACGGTGAGCTTGCGCGCGTGTTTGTTGACGCTCTGAGTCTCTGGCGTGCCGACTTCGCCGCCTTCGTCGGGTGCACCACGTCGCTGTGGTGCAGCCTTGCGGCGCTCGACGAGCACTTCGCCTGGCTTCGGGTCGGGAAACGCTGCGCCGACCTCTCTCTCGATCATCGCCACTGCCTGCTCGATCGGCTCGGCGAGATGGTTAGCGATTGGCTTGCCACTTCCAAGCGTGGGAATGCCTTCGGGCCATGAGTTGCGGATGAGCTGCGAGTGCCCTGAATCGATCAGCGACTTGAGTCGGCCAGTCATCCACGCGCGCCACTCGTCGTCGGCGTTGCCGTCAGCGGCGGCGAGTATCTTTTCGGCTGCTGCGATCTGCTTGGTGCGTGTCACGACGTCGACCTCGACGGTGATCGGTGACAGCACCTTTGACTTGCGCATCTGTCGCACAGCGATCGCGAGCTCGAGTGCTTCAGCACCGACGGCGAGATCCAGCCAGTGAAGATCGCAGACGCCACTGCCTGGCTGCACATGAATGATGACGCCGTGCAGCTTTGACACCTCGGGCATCGGTTCGCGTGTGTCTTCGCTGCCGTCGGCCGCTGCGCCTTGGTTGTAGAGAGCGTCAGCGTTGGCGTAGATCGACAGCTGAATGGCGAAAGCCAACGCGCCGAGCAGCGATGAGCCGGTCTTGTAATCAGCAACGAATCGCTGGCCGGTTTCGTCTTCGACCAGGAGATCGAACGTGCCGGCGATCTGGTGACGATCTTGGACGATCATGCGTTCGGAGTAGCCGTCCACAACGCGCAAGCGGGCGGTCGCCAGCGCATCGTGGACGGCTTGTATGTCGCTGCCGTAGGGGTCCGGCGCGACAAAGGTGGGATCAATGAACGAGCGCTCGAGCATTCCGTGCACAGCGGTGCCGAGGTCACGACGTACCGTCGCTCCCCCTTGCTCAGCAGCTCGTTCGCAGATCCCGTCGAGGGCTTTCTTGTCGGTGTCGGGAGTTGTCGACACCAGGGCGACAAGGTCGGGACGTTGTGCAAGGCCAATGGCCACCATGCGCTTGCCCCAATTGAGCAGACCGCCAGAGTCTTCGATGCCCTTGGCGATGGTCGTGGCCCTGGTGTAGCCGATCGGCTTAGTGCCACCTTCGGGCAGGACGACATAGCGTCCCCAGCGATCACGTCGGACAGGTTGCTGGACTAGATCGTCGACGATGCTCGTGAGTTGTTTCATGTAGCTCATCCCCTTATGGCTTGGCGATTAATTGACGTTCGGGTCGAGACAGTCCGCCCCAAATGCCCCACTGCTCGTCGTTCTTTATTGCGTAAGCGAGGCACTGCTGAGTGACTTCGCATCGATCACAGATGCGCAAGGCACGTTTCTTGCCGAGTTCGTTCGTGCGGAATGGGTAGAACATCTCGGCCGGTAAGCCACGGCAAGCGGCGATCTCTTGCCACGGTGTGCTCACGTCGGACCACACGAACGGTGGTAGGCGATCTCGGCTTGCAGTGCGTCGACGAGTCGATCGAGATGGGCGATGCGTCGTCGACAGATTTCGAGAGTTTCGATGCTGTCACTAAGCACCTCGCGATCAATCTCTGCAGCCAGGAACTCTTCGAGCAGTCGTGCTTTCATGCGGTCGATCTGGTGTTCGTTCACGGCTTGTCTCCGATCATTGCCATGAGGGTGGTGAAGGCTTCGCCGGTCATGGCGACATACCAGTCAGCAGGGCTGGTTTTGCGTGTGCGCTTGAACCACACGACGCCGAAGCGGCGACCGCCGTTGCCTGCCTGGTCGTTCGCTCGATCGATCCAATGCGACAGTTGGCCGGAGTAGCTCGAGTAGTTCTTCACGTCGATGCTCGGCCATTCGATGATCGGGACAAACAGATCGCCACGGTCGTCAGTTGCGCCGGCAGGGATGCGTTGCGCGCGCACGCCAAGAGTTGCGAGGTAGTCGACGACGGCACGCTCAGCGTCTGAGCCCTTGCGTTTCTGTGGGTTAGTCACAGCACGCCGCCACTGATCAGCCAGACCCAAAGCATCACCATGAAGACGATGCAGAAGACAGCGACCATTGCAAGCCAGTCAGACTTCATCGCTTGACCGGCCATGCGAAGATGCCGACCGCAGCTGCTGCACACAATGCAACCAGGGCGATCATCGGGCCGAGAAGATCAGACTGCGCTATCGCTTCGACTGGTGCCGGCAGCAACGCAAAGCCGACGACGAGTGCGCTGAACTGCAGCGTCTGTTTCAGCGTCGAGCGCTTCACGCTGCACCGTCCGGCGTTGACGCGGTCCACGCGTGTGTTGGGTGAGTCAGTTGTGCGCAGCGGTGGCGTTGGATCTCGTTCAGACGTTGCTCGGCAGTGCCGAACGCTGCGACGAGTCCGCACTTGGGACAGCGAACGATGGTCATGCCGCACGCTTTGGGGTCGTGATGTGGCGGTGAATGATACCTGAGTTGCTCGGGTTGTGCCTCATGGGTGTGACAAGGTAAGCCCGATGCCCCAGATAGTCAAGGACCCTCTCAGAGTGCCTCTGATAGCCCCCTATCTGGCCCATAGAGCGCCTGCCAAGATCGTCGCCGGTAGTTGCGCCACAACGCAGAAGATCCCCCGCCGTGGCCTATTGGCACTAGCGGGGGATCTTCGCAGACCGGCTCAGTTAGGTGTTGCGGGCTCAGCCCTTAAAGGTCTGATCGCTTCCATTCGCAGCAGCAGGGGACTGCGTGATCGAGCCGGGGATCTTGCTCAGAGAATCTCTGAGCCTGGTGGGATGGTGGCGTTCACTGGCAGCGTGAGCAGCGAGGTGCTGCCCTTGTCGCCGATGCCAGCCGAAGCGATCGAGCTCAGAAGACTCAGCACGCCAGCAGTGGCGGCGGTGCCGGCGATGGCTTGCCAGTCAGCGGTGAACCAGTCGAAGGTGGTCGCAGCCAGCACGGCGATGAGCGCCTGGGCGACTGTCTTGATCGCGCGCTCGGCGGCTGACTTCCAGAAGTTGGCGGTGAACATGGTCATGGCTCCTGTGTTGATTGGGTGAGAACGGTGAAGGGTTCGCAGACTGAGGTCGAATGCAGCGCAGCTGAATAGAGCGCCATCTGCACTCGAGCTTCAGGGTCGCCGCTGGTCGAGGCCAGCGAGCCGAGGGCGAAGTGATCGCCGCAGCCGATGGCTTCGTAGCCAAGCGCTGAGCGGCCGACGTGGTAATCCTCGTCGACGCAGTAGAGAGCGCCCCGATAGCCGACCAGGAACACTCCCCCGCTGTCTTCGTTGTCGCTGCTCTTGGCAAAGCCTCCCTGGTGGAAGAGCTTGCGACAGGCGTCGACAAAGACGGTGCAGAGGTGAGTCATGTCGTCGTCGACCATTTGCTTGGGCACCTTGAGTCGGTACTGCAGCAGCTGGCCCATGCGGAACGAATCGCAGTAGCCGATCAGATACTCACCAACTGTGAAGACCTTCGGCTCGGTGTAGCGAGTGATGCGCGTGTCTTCGACTGCAGCGGCATCGCCGCCGATGGTAACGGTGCCGTCATGCTCGAGGCCGACGATGCAGGTCACGACTCACGCTTCCAGAGGTAGGCGTTGCGAAGGTGCACGACCATCCACACGCAGGCGAGGACGGTGAAGGCGGGCAGCGGTTGAGGTCCGATTGTTGAGTAGGCGAGAAAAGGCACGCCGGTCAGTGATGCGGTCAGGCACCAGCCCCACCAGATGCGACGCTCGATGACGAGCGCGTAGACGCCGAGGCCAACCAGGTCGCAGGCGAGTATCAGCCACGTCCATGCCTGCTCACTCATCGTCGAGTTCGTCGAGGAAAGCGACCAGCGAGTCTTCCATTGCTTCGTCGCTGGCGTCAGCCCAGACGGCGTAGAGGCAGTCTGCGTAGCCGGCAAGGTCGACGATCGAGTCACGCACCATGTCGGCGGTGAACTGCTGATCGAGTGCGTTGCCGATGCGCGAGAGCTTGACGCTCAGCATGAAAGCGACAGCCTCAGGCACGCTGAGAGTGACGCCAGTAATCGCTTCAAAGATCTCGGCTGTCCGGGAGTAGTCCACGCTTGGGTGGTGGTACAGCGCACCTCTCGGGCCGTGGACAAGTGCGTTGGCTTCGGCGGTGACTGAGTCCCAGAGCGGTCCTGGTTGAGTGTCCACGATTGCCTCCCTGCAGGCGGTGGTCAGTAGATGTGAGCTGTGAACTTGGCGAGGCTGACGCCTTCGTAGCGCCGGCACAGATAGTCGAGGCTGACGAACATGGGGTCGTAGCTGCCGTCTTCGACCTGGTGCTTGACGATCACGCCACGCCAGTGAGCGTTGCCCTGCGGGCCTTTGTAATCCTCGTCATGCAGATAGCAAGCGCCGGCGATGAGACCGTGATGACTTCGACCAGCGACGAAACGAATGGCGTAGTCGAGTGTCTGCTGGTGGCCCATCGTGAAGGTGTGGCCGATCTGCTTGAGTCGACCTGCCGCTGCGCCGCCCAATGGGCGGCCACTCATCGGCTGGACATAGACATGGCAGTAGCCGACACCATCGATGAACACTGGCTCGAGGTAGCGATGCACCTTCCAGCCGTGCGCTTCGTAGTTGAGATCATTGGTGGAGATGAGGCCGTGCAGCTTGGGGTCATCGTTGGTCGCCCGGTTGATGCGGTCCTCATGGTTGCCGAGCGTCAGATGCAGCTCGGGCTTGTAGAGCTTGTCCTTCACCTTGCGCTGGTGATCGTTGAAGCGCTCAAGCGGTGCGCACAGAATGTCGAAGGCTTCGTTGGCTGCTTCGATGTCATCGTTGTATCGGCGACCCTCGAAGGATCGCTTGCCGATGTCGTAACTGCTGAGGCTCGGCATGTCGGCATGGTCGCCGAGGTGGACGATCACGTCGGGCTTGCGCTCAATGATGTAGGCACCGATCCACTCGAGGTGGGCAGTCGGCACTCCTGGCTTGGCTTGCGTGTCAGGAATGACTAGGTGCGTGCGCGTTGAATCAGACATGCAGTCGCCCGTCTGTGGAGGGAAAGAACTACCAGCGACGCTTGCCCCGATGGTGCACAGCCTCATGGCGGTGCAGTTCGTCGGTGACAGCGTCGAAGCGTGCGTCGACCTTGGCGTCGACGGCACGAACATCGCCGCCGATCTGTTTCACATCGCCGATGAGTTCGTCGAAGCGTTCGTTGTTTGAGCGCAGATTCTGGTCGTGCTGGTCACGGTTCTCGGTGCGCAGTCTTACGACCTGCACAACGAGTGTGGTGATGGCACCGAGCACAAGCGTGATGCCGGTGAGGATTGCGACCCACTCGGCAGCGCCGAAGCCGGGACTGTCGCTGATGGCCGTCGAGGCTTGGGCGAGCATGGCACTAACTGCGACCGGCGTTGATATCTGACCAAGCACTCCAGCCGCCGCCAGGGGTGATCTGATGCGATTGCCAGAGACCGCCAGCAGCGGTAACTGTTACTCGCAAGCGACCGTCGCTGAGCTTCTCGGCAAAGAGGTTTGAGCCGGCGATGCCGCCCATGACTTCGACCCATGGCCCAACCTTGCCGCCAGGCTTTGAGGCCCAAGCGTGGACCGCTTGACCGCCAGAGGTAAGAGCGAACCATTCCTCGCGGCCGTCGGTGTTGATGAGTTTGAACATGTCAGCCTCGCTAGATTCGGTGGGCGTTGGTGCCGGTGGTGTGTCGTATTCGGGGAAGGCAACCTCGGCGATGCCGCCGCCGTTGAATGGGTGCCACAGTCGCTGAACTCGCGAGCCGTTCACGTTGCCGTTGATAGCGGTGACTCCGTTGGCGTCGACGCTCTCCACCATTGCGATGTGGTCGTAGCCGCCTGGTGTTTGATTCCACTCGAAAGCGATGAGCGCACCAGGAGTCGCTGAGCGGATGTCGTAAGAGGTCCGACCTTGCGCTCGGTAGTAATCGAAGTGCGCCGACACCCATGCGAAGTGAGTCGGGATACCGGCAGCGCTGAGGCAGTAGCTCTGGAAGATGTCGCACCAAGCGGTGCCAGGTGCTGCTGGATACCAAGCCCAGAAACGCTGGCCACCTTCGCCGAGGAAGCTGCGCTCAATGTTGAGAACTTCGTCGACGGTTGCCATCAGCCCGGTGCGCCGGATGGGCCGATGTCTTCGACGACCATGTTCACATTTTCCAGTGTGGAGATTTGAGCGGAAACACCGGCGGTGCGAGTCAGAGTGAGCAAGAAAGTGTGATCGCCGACGGCAAGTGTCGAAGATCCCATCGGATGAACTTGCAGTTTTGTTTGACCGGTGGCGAAGACGATGTTGCCAGCCCACCAAGCGGTTCCGCTGGTGCTGTCCTGTCGGATTCGCATTGTGTACGAATCGGCAGCAGTGGCGCTGATCGTTGTGGCAATGCTGACCCGATAAAACCGATTGGCCACAGCAGTGAAAGAAGCACTAGTGAACACGGCGGTTTCAGTGGTGCCGGATGTGGACGTGCCGGGTCCGGTTCCTTGCGCCCTTCCAACGACACCCCACGGAGCGTTCCAGCCCGGACCCTTACGCCAGTTCGTTCCGTTGTAGGTGTAGAGGCCCTCGGACGAATCGTTGCTCCCGATGTAGGCAACCATGCCGTCTTCGGGTGAAGTGAGCGCAGTGTCGCGTGCGGCCGTCGTCGCGAAATACATGACGCCCTGCTCCATCAGGTAGTTGTTGACATCTGATGCAGTTAGTACCGCGCCAGCGGTGAATGCTTTGTAGCCAGAACCCATTGCGGTGTCCTCCTGCTAGTAGGCGAGCTTGTTTTGATCCAAGACGCCGAAGTTGGTGTTGTCGAGAATGAAGAAGCCGGTGTAAAACGTGGCGCTCGAAAGGCCGAACGTGGTGTTCCAGTTGCCGGGCGTGATGGTGTGGCCGACTGATTCAACGAAGCAGTCGCGCTCGACAGCCGAGCCGCCGCCAGGCACTGCGAACTTCACCGTCACTCGATCGCGAATTTTGCGTGAGAGCAGATCGGGATACAGCGTGGACGGATCGCCCTGGGGCGCAAAGCGAATCTCCTCCGGTCGCAGCTCAGGGTTCGCATACTGCGAAGCCAAGAACAGGGCGAGATCCTTTGCTTCGTTCTGTCCGTAGGAAGTGTCACTGCCCACAGTCGAAACGATTGGCACCTCGATTGCGAGGGTGCGTGCACCGTAAAGCGAGATCGATTCAGCGTTTGAGACAATGACGGTGGTGCCGGTCAGAGTCCTGCCGTTGACTGCGTTCGTGACGGTTCGGTCAATCTTGACAATGTTGTAGATCAGCGAGTCGTCATAGACGATCGAGGTGTCGACAAACTTCTTGCCCTCTGCGTCGGTGGTGTCGTACACCGATTGCACGTTGATTGAGCGATCATCGGAGATGATGGCGTCACGGTCGGCGAAGACGAGCGTGCCATCATCGTCGACATAGATGACGCCAGAGTCTGCAGCTGCTGCTTCTTGCAGCATGTCAATCGGGGTCTTTGTTGCATCTTGCGGGGCAAGGAATGTGGTGCCTTCGTCGATGTCGCGCAGATTGTCGGGCCAGCTGATCGCATTGAGAATCGTTTCAATGCGAAGCCCTGGCAGATCGGTGCCAGTTCCAATGATCGGTGTCGTTGTGACACCGCCCGAAACTTTGATACCGCCAGTTGTTCCTGTGCCAGTGACGTCAATCGAAGAGGGGCCGAAGCCGCCGCCGTCTGAAGGCTGTGAGATACCGATGTCGAAGGTGGTCGTAGCGCTTGACGAAATGCTTGCCGATGAGGGCAAGCCGCCGATGATTGTCGACAGTGGCTTGAAAGCATCAGAGCAAGAGATCGTGGCGGTGGCATCGCCGTTGCCTGCGTCTGAATAGTTGAACGCCCATGAGTCAATGAAGCCACGAAAGATTGAGTAGGTGGTGCCGTCCCACGTCGCACGGATCACGACCGGGATCGAGGGCACGACGCCAGTGACGCCGACGGTGGCGTTGTAGTACGGGCTGGCAGTGTTGGTTGGGTCGAATGATCGGTCGCGATTGTCCAGCGTGATCGTTGCCGTGCCAGTGCCGAAACGCTCAAGCGCTCGACGCCGGCCACGGTTTGTGTTGATTGACCGCACCGATGTGGAGATGTCGTAGAAGAATGCGCCGTCGCCGAGGGTGCCAGTGTCGAGACCGGGATCGGTGACATCGAGAACGAGTCGGGTGCCAGTGTTCGCACCGACGACCGAGGGAGCAAAGAGCACCTCGAGCGTTGGCATGTTGGCGAGGCTCATGGCACAAGTACCGTTGCGCCTCGACGACTAGCGCGCGCGATGGCATCGATCACGATGCGCTCGATGGCGTCGGGATCTCCTGCGACGGTGTTGATCGTGACGTTGATTGCAGGACCGCCGCCGAGACCGTTGCCGCTGAACAGTGCCTTCTGCTGCTGAGGGTTCAGGATCATCTCGTTGTCATGCAGCACAGCGAGACCAGAGCCGCCACCCATGCCAGTGTTGAAGACACCGCCTTCGGCGAAGCGTGGCAGTTTCGGTGCTTCAATCTTGTTGCCGCCGATGACTGGCACCCAGCCAGGGACCGACCAGGACAACTTGCCGACGGTGTTGTTCCAGGCATCGGAGATGAAGTTGAAGGCAGTCTTGAAAGGGCCGCTGATTGCGTCGGCGATGTTTGTAAACACGCTGCCGATGATGTCCTTGGCGGTCTGGAAGAATCCCCAGACAGTGGCGATGCCGTTGATGATGTTGAAGAACGCGCCCTTGATGATGTTCCATGCGGTGTTGATTGCGCCAGTAATGGCGTCCCACACGACCTGCACTACCCTCCACAAAAGTTGCAGGTATGGGATGAGAATGTTTTGGATGTACCAGTAGATCTTGTCCCAGATCGGTTTGATCACATTGTTCCAGGCGAACTGGACGACGGCCATGATGATCTCGAACGCTTTTTTGTAAACATTGAACAGCAGGGTCACATAGGGGATGAGAATGTTTTGGATGTACCAGTAGATCTTGTCCCAGATCGGTTTGATGACATTGTCCCAAGCAAAGCTGGTGACGGCTTGAATCTTTGACCAGACGTTTTCCCAGTTGGCCTGCAGCCACTTGATCGTCGCTATGAGCAGGACGATCGGCACAATGATGACGCTGCCAAGAATGAGAATGATCGCTGCGTAGGCTTTGTGGTCCATGATCCACTTGAAGACCTGGTCCCAGTTGTTCCAGAGATAGATGGCCGCAGCGACCATTGCTCCAATGGCGACGCCGATGGCGATGAACGGTGCAGCTGCAGCAACAGTCGCAGCGATAGCAGCAAGCATTGAGATCGTGTAGGCGGTGAGCACGATAATCATGATGCCGCCGAGTACGCCGGCGACAATGACCATCATGTCTTTGTGTTCTTCCATGAACTTGGTGAGCTCGTCGACCTTGGGGCCCAGAGTGTCCATGAGTTCGCCGATCTTGTTGAAGACCTTCGTGGCGATGGGTTCGATGGCCAAGAACACACGGTTCTTGAGCATGGTCAGTTTCTCGGCGAAGTCTTGAGTGTCGCCGCTAGCACCGAGGATGGTTTCGCCGCCGCCTGCGATGGCTGCGGTCATGTCTTCATACGAGAGCTTGCCTTCACGAATGAGGGCTGCAAGTTTCGGGCCAGCCTTTGCGCCGAACACGTCGAGCGCAATGCCTGCGCCAGCAACGTCGCTAGGTGCGCCCTTGATTGCGTTGAAGGTTTCGGTGAAGACGCTTGAGGCGTCTTTGCCTTGCTTGGCTGCAGTAGCCAGGGACTTCGA